ACGACATCGCACAATAGGTCTTGTCAATTGTCCGGTCTATTACTTGACCTTTTACCAGACCGTTTAAATTTAAAAGAGAGAAACACATGAACATTACACTTCGCAAGGCAAACGCAGTTCAAAACAGCATCAATGATGCAATCAAACATATCAAGGTCGAAACTACAATCGAACTCAACGAATTCCAGGACCCTAATTTGGTCCTAACTGATGCAAACAATAAACTGTTTGCCGCAGACGCTCGCAGACAAAAACTTCTGCTAGCATTGTATAACATCCGTGGCCTTGTCGGAACAGCGAATGCCGCCAGCGGAATTGATGTGAATCTTGCCAAAGCAGCATTCATTGACAAAAGAATCGCGCAGCTTGAGGAAATCGCAGGCCTTAAGCCTCACACCGACATTGGTGTGATTCAAGGTAAACTTGAAAAGATCAAGAATTTGAAAGACGAAGCACGTAGTCGTATCTATGGCTACGGTGACACTGTAAGCACCACAGTGGTTAGTCAAGAGCAGATCGATCAGGCCAAGGCAGAAATCCTTAATCTGAAAAAGCAAAAACAAAAGCTCAATGATGAAATTCTTGAGCTCAATATCAAGACAGAAATTCCTCTAACCGAGGATACAGTAAAACTTCTGCAAGAAGAAGCTTTGCTGTAATGGCTATCGCAGAGTATGGAAGAGGTCTATCCGTCCGGTCTCATAAGCCGGGAATCGCAGGTTCGAATCCTGCCTCTGCAACCAAGTTATTGATAGTAGTATGAGATCCGATCAACGACCGAAAGGCGATACCGAGCGGGTGGAACTGCAAAGTTGGTGCATCGTAGGTGCATTGTTGGCTGCAATATGATCAACGGCTTTTTACAGAGTAAAGGGATTGAGCGGTGACGGATTCCATGTTGGGCTGGACTATAGAAGCAGACGCTGTAATGTCTGGGCGGCCTGAGCAACGCCTCAAACCAAGACTTCATTATTACTATCAATATTCAGATAATTAGTTTTATGCGGGAGTAGCTCAGTTGGTAGAGCACTTGCCTTCCAAGCAAGATGTCGCGAGTTCGAACCTCGTCTCCCGCTCCAAATAATATGCTACCAGTTATAGAAGAAAACGATCTAGTTAGAAAATTTAATTTTAGTTCTGTAATTACACAGTCTGACAATGACACCGCCATAGGCATTATTAAATCAATCATTGCTGACGGTAATTATTTTACTAATAGTCCAAAATTTCAAACCAAAGAAAATATATTCGCTCGTCCTGAACCAGTATGGTTAAAATATAGGATGAGCTTTTTATTTTCTGCATTCATGTATTTGGGAAGAGAAGCCAAGGTATCAAACATGATGGCTTGGAGTTTCATGACAAATCTTGAGGGTGCCGAAGATCGTGAAAAACTGTGGCATCACCACTGGCATCCACAACATCCCGATTCCAAAATGCTAAGTGGAATATTCTATTTGCATATTCCTAATGATGTAAAAGATAGAGATTATTGCGGAACAGAGATAGCGCCAAATGGTGTTCAAGGAGATGGTAAATTTTATGTTCGACCAAATGACGGACATTGGATAATCTACCCTAGTGATACTTGGCACAGGCCAGGAATAGTTCAGAGCAATCAATATAGATTTATTCTAGCAGTGGACGTTGAATATCAATGAGAATAGGTTGGACAATATATACAGATCCTAAACACGCTGAACACAGTCAGTGGAAAGACCTTGTGTATGAAACACCAGAACCGATTTGGCCAATTATCAGAGATCAAAGGAAAGATTCCGATTATCTGATGTGTCCGGCAGTGTCGGACTATTTTTCAAATATGTTTGTAATTAAGTGCCCGTATGATGTTACTATCTCATATGATCGCACAGCAGACATGTATCAAACTGATAGGCTAGGACAAGATTGGTATAACCAAACATTCTTTCCTAGATTTCCTATCGTTAGAAATAATAAGATTGTAGGATCTTGTGTTACGATGCGCATCAACTATCTGTTCGTCGCAGATCAAGATGTAGAAATAGAATCGTTAGATGTTCCGATACTTCACACAGAGTTAACTCGTAACATAAGAATGATTCCGGGAACTATGAATATCCATAAATGGATAAGACCAGTAGATTTTACATTTGAAATAATTGATTTAGATCAACCTTTACATTTAAAAAGAGGTGATCCTTTATTTGCTGTTAAATTTAAAACAGAAGAAAAAATAAATCTAGAGCATATTGAATATTCTAAAGATTTAAAACACATCACCGAAGCATGTCTAGCTTCAAAAAATTTCGTTCCGCGAAAAAGTCTCAAATACAGATATAAGATGGCCGAGCGTTGGTTATTCGGTCGCCGTTGGTTATAATTCTGGCTATCGTATAATGGAGAATACAACTCTCTTCTAAAGAGTGAATGTGGGTTCGATTCCTGCTAGCCGGGCCAAATCGCTCCTGTAGTAAAATGGTATTACACTATCTTGGTAAGATAGAATTCCAAGTTCAATTCTTGGCTGGAGCACCACTTGACAAACACACACATTGGATATATAATAGCAGTATGTATAAAATAGAATGGAAAGACACAGCGGGTAGAGGCTGTGTGGAAGAAGTAAAAGATCTATCGGAAGCAATGGCTTTCGCAAAGGAATTAGGAATACTGGTTACTATAAATGGTGGCGGTATAGAACTAGTTGGAGTTTTTGGTTCTGATGGGATTGAAAACGGACGACTGCCAAATGGAGACCCTTATACTTGGTATAAAAGAAGATATGTCAAAAAATGATTTAATCGAAGTCACTGGTGTTGTAGAAGAAGTTCTACCTGGTAGTATGTTTAGAGTAAAATTAGATGGAATGAATTCTATTATTACTTGTTACACTGGCGGAAAACTCAAACAACATAAAATTAAAATTATCCTAGGTGATAAGGTTAAAGTTGAGATGAGTGCATATGATCTAACCAAGGGTCGCGTAACATATCGTTTGTAAAGGAGTTCTTATGAACCCGTGGATTCAAAACGTATCGCTCAGCGATGTTAAAAAAGGTCATCACATCGATGCAGGCATTAACAGTATGCTGATTCAGATCGTTGACCCTGCTATGGAGTTTCCTACTCCTAGCTATCCGTTCAAGGAAGTGCATCAGTTTGAGTTTCTTGATTTGGAACAAAACGATCACAGCATCGATGAAGATTGGAAGATTCAAGACGCACAGGCAGAACAACTTGTAGCTCTACTGCAACGAGCATTTGAAAATCGTATGAATGTTGTGGTTCATTGTGTAGCGGGTGTTTGCCGATCAGGTGCTGTCTGCGAAGTTGGAGTGATGATGGGTTTTCGTGATACTGAAGCTTTTCGTAGCCCCAACCTCTTAGTCAAGCACAAAATGATGCGTGTATTGGGTTGGACCTATGATGAAAACGAGCCTCACACTATCAACGGTGTGACGCTTCCCTCGGGCATTGTAATTCCTGCCAAGACTATAGACTGGACCAACGACAACGAAAAAGTCTTTACACTGGCAGCAGAACGTCGTGAGCGTAGAGAACGTGAAGGAGATATCTAATGGGTGAAGATTACGATATGACTGTAGATATGCAAGAAGCATTCCAACGATATTTTGACTACGGTTTCGAACCCGGTAGTTTTGGAATGGCTGTGCTCTGCAATGATTTGACTCATGCTGTTCTCTGTGCCGATCATTGGAATAAACAAAGATTGCCAGATACTGTTCGATGGCTAATGGACAAAGCACCGCCGGGCAGTTGGGGCAGTCCCGATGTAGTTAGAGAATGGCTATCCAAAGGTGTGGCTTTTGAGCAACACCAAAAGAGACGAGTAGTTGACATTTTGAGCACACCGTAGTATAATACATACTATGGAATATGTTATCGAAGCTCGAGGTAAAAGGACTAAGAAGTTCATAGAGGCAGTTTTGCCCTCTATGATCGATCAATTAGGACTTAAAAACAGCCGCAAGGTTTTGTTTATCAAAGTTAGCAAATCTGATCTTGCTGACGAAAATGAAGGTCAGACTTGCTACATTCCAGTGGTAGATGGTATTGTGGTTATAATCAAACCTCAGTCATTTGAACGAATGGGCGTGACACTAGCTCACGAAATGGTTCATGTCAAACAAATGGCCAAGGGTATGCTTAAAACTATCAATGGTGTGAGCTATTGGTGTGGTAAGCGTTACAGCCGCAGAACTAAGTATTTGAATATGCCTTGGGAAGTAGAGGCATTTTCAAAACAAGAATTAATTTTCCGTAGATCTATACAATGAAAGGAGAGCACTATGCCTAGCGTATTTTTAGTGAGTGATACGCACTTCGGCCACGCAGGCGTGTGCCGTTTCACTCGAGATGACGGAGTAACAAAGTTAAGGCCGTGGGACGACCCTGCCGAGATGGATGAAGCTATGATCAAGGCTTGGAACGAAAGAGTCAAGCCCACTGACAAAGTTTATCATTTAGGTGATGTTATTATTAATCGTAAGGCCATGGCAACATTAGGTCGTTTAAACGGTGACAAGGTTTTAATCCGTGGTAACCACGATATATTCCGTGACGATGAATATAGACAATACTTCCGTGAGTTACGTGCATACCACGTTATGAACGGAATGATATTAAGTCATATTCCAGTTCACGAAGCATCGTTGGGTCGTTTTGGTGTAAACATACACGGTCACTTACACGCAAATCGTGTAAAAAAGGCTCGTGGTGTAGATGCTAGAACCGGCACTGTATTATACGGTGACGAAATCGATCCACGCTACCATTGTGTTTGCGTAGAACAAACACCTGACTTTGCACCTATTTTGTTTGAAGACGTTATCAAGCGTATCGAAGCAGAAGGTGGAGAAGTAGGGTTTAGGAACGGCAACGGACCTACAATGTGACATTAACTACGCAC